AATATCTTTCTGGATGATCGGGAGACGGGGCTCAAAACACCGGCTACGCTCGGTCCTTTTCCGGCCGGCGAAAAACATCAGATCGGACTTTTTTTAGAAAAACACTTCTATTATAAATCCTCCATCGAATCGAGTGGGGGAGCGACCGAGCACCTGCACGCCCAGTTGGTTTTGAATTATGGTTCCTTAAAAATTCTTTCCACCCCAAGCGGGGCCGATGTTTCCGCAATAATGGTCCCGCCCAGCTTGACGGTCGGGATTCTGACATGGCCGAGCCGCAACCGCAAAGCCGCAACCTGCTCATCGGTCAGTGCTGCGGGGTCGAGTACGCCGGGAGGGCCCGGGACTTTGGCCGCGGCCGCCAGTGCTGCAATCGCTTGAGCATTCTGTTCGATGAGGGCGAGGAGGTCGTCACAATTCGGGGCAGGTACTGGAGGGACCGGCGGACCGGGCTCATCCGGTCCTGGCGGGGTGCCCGACCCGCCCAACGTGATTTCCAGTCTGGCAAGAAAGTTCGCAATCGCCGGAGCGGATATCGCCACGCTCCCCGCCGCGCCATCGGCCCGCGTACCCCACAACAGACCGACCAGGACGCCGCCAGAATCGAGTACGGCCCCGCCGGAATCTCCGTCTTGCGAGGCCGTGTCGATCGATAGGTCACCCCACCTCCGACCAGTTTCCGCCCGAAAGTATCCCAACACCTTCCCCCGGTGACGGCCAAATCGGCCCAACGGATAGCCGACAATTTCCACCATGTCGCCAGGGGGTGGCGCAGTCCCAACCGTTGCCGCCGGCACGTCCAGCGGGGGCACGAGCACGGCGACCATATCGTAGCCGTGCCGGTCGCGGTAGATCTCGATTGGAGTAACGCCGGCCACTACGCTGGACACCGCCCGCACCCCGTGCTTGGCCGCATGGAGGCACGTCAATACGACGCCCCGACCGCGGATCACCCCGACGTAGACGCCGGCCGCCGGGCTCGGATCGGTGCCGAAAAACACCGGCACGACGCATGACTGCTGGACGACCGGAGCCAGCTTGGCCCGCAGATCGACGTTCAGCCGGCCAACGTTGACGCCCACACCGATGCCCGAGGGAGGGCATCCGGTGGGAGGGCATCCGGTGGGAGGACACTGGCCCACGGCCTGAGACGCACAGAACATGCCGATGAGCAGTACGGTGGCAGACAAAGATGTCGGCGAGATTTTACCCATGGCGGCCCCACTACCTCGCAATCAAGGGGGGAAAGAAACCGGGCCAGAGCGACCCGAGAAATTCGCAGAACAGAGCCACATCACGACCTCCGCCCGGCATCATACCCGGGCTATCGGGATTGTCTTGGTTACCGGACTCCCGATAGCCCGGTGGTGCAGAAAGGAAACTACGCCCAACCGCTACACCAACTGAGCACAAGCCATCCAATCGATGTCAAGGTAGGCCGTGGTCGCGTCCACGCCTCGCATACCGATCGTTGGCTGAATGAACGCCGTGTCGGCGTCGGGGAACCCGGCAGCGGCAATGGCCGTCTCGCCAATCTCGCAAACCTTGACTCCATCGACGTACCATTCGAGTCGCCGGGGCGCCATCATGGAAAACCGGTATCCCAGCTTGTACCAAGTGCCCGCAACCATCGTCTGGACGGTGTCCAAGTCCGTATCCACGGCACCGTCAACCTTGGTTTGGCCGCTGGCCTGGTAGACGGCATCCAGCGCCGTGCTTTCGGCCACCAAGTGCTGGAAGCCCACCAAGTTGGCCGTGGCGTAAATGGCGTCTCCGGCCGTAAACATCAGGTTGGCAATCGCGCCGCCGGAAGCGCCGCCGGTCCACATCCCGGCGAAAAAGCCGTGATCGCCGGCGACGATGGCAGCCGCATTGAGACGCACGCAGCACTCGAACGCGAAATCCTTCTGAAGCCGAAACGGGCCTACGTCCAGCCCGTTGCCAAGTTGAATCACGGCCTCGTCGTTGTCGGCGGCCGAGGTCAGACGCAGGATGCCGGAGTGATTGGCTTCACTCGCAATTTGAATCGCCGTTCCAGTCGCGGTTTGAAGGCGGATAAGCCCGTCGTAAAGCGACGTGTTACCCACCCTGATGAAGTCTTCACAAAAACCGATCCCCGCCGACCGATCACCCGCGAAAATCGCGTCGATCGGCAGCTTCTTGAAAACTTCACCGGACAGCCAGTAGCCGTCTAAAATATCTCCACCAACGTACATGGGTATAACTCCTCGGGAAAATGGTTCAGTTGCGGAAACCGCCCTCACCTCGCTCGGGTCATGGCTCAGTCCGTTTCAGACACGGTCACCGTGCTGTAGCCGCGGAAGTTGCCCCGTCGATTGAAGTTCACGATCTGGCCCGAATCGTCCATGCAGCGAACCCGCACCAAGCTCATGTCCGGGTGCTGGAAGGGCTTTCGCTTTCGCTGACTGCGGCCCGACTGGTAATACCACTTGAAAGTCGCCCAATTGACGCCCAGTACGATTCCGTCCGTCCTGGCGTTGACGCTGGCGGAATTGGTCCAGGCCGGCACCCAGGTCATCGGCACGTTGCGGATCGTGACCTTGTCCAGCCACATCCCCAGGTCCGACTTGATGTTGTCGTTGCCGGCTCGCAACATGTCGCGACAGAGCTCCACGCGGCTGTAGGTCGTCAGCATTTCCCACTTGAACCGGGTTTGCGGAACAATATCGTTCGTAACCACGGGCGGTTTGAAATCGCACTTGTCCAGACACCGGATGATCGGCTTCACGAAATGCTCGTGATCCACCACCGCGTAGCTGAAAGTGCGGTTCTTCCAGGCCGGATAGCTCGTGGTGGAAATTCCACCCACGCCGTTCGCTTCCCAGCCGGTCGGCTCGGCGCCGTTGAAACCCTCCGTAGCGCTGGCCGTGATCCAGTGCAGAAGCGTTGCTGGAGGCATCGGCCGCTGTGTGGGACCGGTCGGTCCGTTGCCGAACATCAGATCTTCCATCCCGGCAAAGAAGGACTTCATCAAGCCCTTTTCTCGCAGCGAGATATAATTCACGATTTCCGGCAGGCCGCGTTTGAAGACCGCTTCGTCGAGGTCGTAATGATAGTTCGTCGTGGTCAACGCCCACGGCATACTGCCCTCCGTGAGCACGTCCTTGCGGTCCGAACTGTCGCGGTGGTAGAGTTCGACCACCTGGAAGTTGTCGGCGTAATCCGTCTCCAACTTCCATTTGCACTGCTCGCCGCCCATCTCGGCCTTTTGGGCCTTGTCGAAAAGACGGCTGGCGAACTGGTATTCCTGGAGCGGCATCGAAATGTCTTGCCACTCTCCCATCACGTAATTGTCCTGGATGGACTCCGTGAGAATTTCAAGCTGACTCAACGCAACCGACATGGTGCCAGACTCCTATCATGCCTCCTCCTGCGCCTTCTGAAGCTCTTTGTACGCACGCTGGATGTCGGGGTGGTCTTTGAGCGGCCCTTTGTAATCTTGCTCGGCAGGCCGCTCGGCCCCTACGCCCATGCGCATATTCGATTGCTTCGTGATCCGCTTGGTGAGGTTCTTTTGCTCTTGTTTGGAAATGTGATCCGCGAACACCATGCGGAGTACGCGGGCCACGGACGCCTTGTCCATCCGACCCTCGCGACCGAGGGTTTTCAGGCCGGTCAAGTAAACGTTGTACTCGTCAAACAGCGTGCGCCGGGCTCCCAACTGCTTCTCGGTCTCATCCCCGGACTGGCCGAACAGATCGGCGTGCCCCAGGGAATCCACGATGGCGTCGAACTGAGCTTCAACCGCTGCCATTCGGATCGACTGACTGGAGTCCTCGACGGCGGCAAATCGTTCGTCAAGAGCCGTCATTCGTTCCTCGTAATGATCGCGAAGCCCCGTCAGAGCACCCTTGACCTTGGAGCCCAGATCGTCGTCGAACTCGGAAAGGTCCAAGTCGATCTCGTAGGGCTTGAAAGCAGTCTTGGCGTCCTGGTCTTCTCGCTGCTTGTGAAACTTGCCATCCTGGCCACGCTTTTGATCGCGCTCTCGACCGCGCTGGCCCGCATCGCCGGAATCCTGATCCTCGTCGCCGCCCTCTCCCGCCTCTCGGCCGGAGCGCAAAGCGGCGCGGTCGATCAGACCCAACGCCCGGTCCAACTCATCGCGGCTGGAAAACTCCGACAACTCCTCGTCGGTAATCCACCGCGGCAACTCGGCGCGAATTTCGTCGGTCAGCCAGTCTTCGGAGCCTGCAGCGCCGTCGTGGCCGCCTTTTTCGTCCTTCTCGTCCGAGTCTTCGCCACCGGTTCGCTCGTCCCCGGCGGCGGCGTCACTACCGGCGGCATCTCGATCATCGCCGGTATTTGTTTGCTTGGAACTGTCCGTCTGCCCGGTAGTTTCCGCCTCTGGTTTTTTGCCCGTCAACTCGGCCCGCTCATCCATGAACTCCTTGACCATCGCGTTCACGTCTTCGCGGGTCGCGTCATCTTTAATTTCGACTTCTGCCGGCATCCCATAACCTCCTGTTTTTACCCGTCGCCGTATCCGCCGTCGGCGTCGAACTGGTGTTGCGACCGCAGCCACTTGGCCCGGTCCCGGCGGGAACTGATCTTGCAGTCCCCCTCTTGATCCCAATGAATCCCGTTCAAGCCTTGCCGCTTGGCTTCGGCGTTATAGTCGTCCGCCAGATCGCGGTGGCAACTCAAGGCGAGCGATTCCAGAGGCCTCGCGGTGTTGTAGGCGGCGTTGGTTCCCATCGCAACGCCCGGGCCGCCGAGACGCTTGCGGAGGAACTCTCGGCGGGAAACCTCCCGGCCGTTGAGTATCAGCCGGTGTTTTCGCCTCCGCTTCTTTTGGCTTCTGGTTCTTGCGCAGATCACGCTGGAGCCCTTCCCATTGAGGCCATTAGGCGGGGCTCCTTGTCAGCGCGGCAGCCATCTGAGGGGTTGTCTGTGATTTATTTCCCATCAATGTCTGTGCGAGAGCGTTGTTGCGAAACTCGGGGGTGCCCCCGGTGGGCACGTTACGGCGGATTGTTTCCCGGGAAGTGACCGGAGACTGCCGTACGGTGTTTTGGTCCCCGCCCAACTGATCTGCCGTCACGGCAAACGTGATGATCCGCTTGTACTCCGGCCGATCCTGCAAATCCGCGATTTGTTCTAAAAGTTCCCTCACGTCCAGCGTGGCGCCCGACGCCTGGAACATCGGCCAGAGCGGGGCGATCCGGTCGAGCATTGCGAATAGTTCATTGAGCTTGGCCTGGGGAGTCTTGAAGACCGTCGAGTACGGGATCACCTGGATGTCGTAATCCTCGAAGTTGCCGACCCTGCTGCCGGGCTCCCTGCCCGCCGGCCACGAGCTATCGACGTGCAGACCGGACTCGGCCACCTGGACCGAGGCTCGAATCTCCATCTGCTGATCGTGCCACATCAGGTAGCCGAGATCGGTACACACCTCGCCGGCAAATGTCAGTACCGCCAGGTGCATGTCGGCTTCGATCCGGGACACGCTCTCCTGAATAATTTCTTCTTGCCCCAGCGTTGCCGCCTGCTGACCCAAACCGCCCATGGCGCGGACGTTACCCGCCATCGAATTGAACTGTTCCTCGACTACCATCTGGAAAGCCTGCAAGCCCGGATCGACGCCACCCATTCTCAACTGGACAAAATCCCTGGGATTCTTGCCCCGCAGAAATTCCCCGTCCTTGGCATTGCGATAGTTGGTCGCGTCCTTTTCGTCGCCGTAGGGGTAGATATTGAGGGTCTTTTGCGCGTCCGCCTGGCGCTCCATTTTCCGGTAGTTGCGGTTGGCCAGATCATGCAAGCCCTTGAGGTTGGCGGCTGGCGAGACCGGGATCAGATTGTCCGGCACCAGCCCCAGACTGAGAAACTTGTAGGGCCCGGCCTGCCCTCCCGTCCAGACCCGTTCGATCAAGGGCGGCGCGTCGACATCCAGCGCGAACGTGGCTACCGACTTGTTTTCCGCCACCCAAAGGTCCATCAACCACAGCATCGGTTTGAGTTCGTCATCATCGACCGCCCCGCCGGTGGCAATCTCCTGGGCGAAATCGGCATCGGAAATCTGGTTCTTGGACGTGGGGGAAAGCAGCTTTTTGGCGGCCTTGTCATAACCCGGCTCGTCCATCACCTTCTCGAAGTCCGCCCGGTAGATGTGGCCGCAGTATCGCATCTTGGAGAATTCGCGAACGGCCATGTCCAGGATCAAGTGATCGCGGGGAACCCGGTCGAACCAGGGCTCGCCGGGGTCCAGCCAGACATCCTCCTCGGATTCCAGGAGGCCGTGAAAGCGGGTGTCCGTGTCCCGCATTTGAACCACGCCGCAGCCCACGGAGAAAAAGGCGTCCAGCACGACGGCGCGAAAAGTGGCGTCCAAGTGCATGTCCGCGATCATCTTGTTGAGGCCGACCTGAAAGCGTCGTGCGAAAGGCCACTGAGCAGGATCCGCGGTGACGGCCTTGACCCTCGGGTTGTTGGCCGCTAAGGCCACGGTATAGATCCGCGCCGTCTGGTTGATGTAATTGACCAGCGTCTTGTAGCGGGCCCCGTGAGGTCGCTCCTGATACCAGGACCCGACGTGGTCGCGAATCAACTCCTTGGCCGTGCGGCAGAATGGGCCCCATGCTTCACGCGAAGTTTTGACCGCCTGGAATACGCGGCCCCGCACAAGCTTGTCGTGAAGATCCAGCATGACGCCGCCTTGTGTATTCCAGGGCAGGCCAAGAAACGAAAAAACCCGTGCAAGGTATGCGACCCTCGCATGGGTTTGTTTTCTTGGCCCGCTTACCTGAACACTGGCCGGTGCTCAGGGGCGTTGCCCTTGGATTGTGAAAGATCAAAGTGGCCGCGGCAGGGTTCGCACCTGCGATCTCCAGTTTATGAGACTGGCGAGGACAACTGGACTCCTCTACGCGGCTCAAAACAGCTTGCGATCTTTAGGCTTGCTTTCCCGGGATCTCCGGGTTCTCCGGAATCTGGACCCCAAGCCGTTTGACGGCAGCCCGGGTCACCGCCCAGGCTTCCTTGGCAATTCTCTCAGGGAGATCGTCGCGATTGGCGTACATGTC